GTTCTAGTAACTGGACTTTAGTTAATGTCTTAAGTTCAGCCTTAGATGTAACACCATTATTGTTTTTATCTACAACAACACCAGACTTTACTACTCTTGGTTTTGAAACCGGAGCAGGAGCCGATGAAGTTGTAGTACCACTTTCATCTCTATTGAGATAAGCGTAAACAATAACAAATAACACTACAATTGCAATTGCGTATTCCATAATATACTCCTATTGAAATTATGAATCTCCAGTATATCGAAGTTCCATTGATTTGTAAAGGGGGTTTTTATAGAACTTTTTAGTCCTTTGCTTTTCCAACATTTAATGCGACCCAATCAAGCAGTTTATAAGCTTTCTTGACTATGCCATCATCAACTGGTGTAGGTGTAAGAGCTGCAACTAGAGATGCACCCATTACTAACCAAGGTAACACTTGTACCCAAGCAATTATCCATTGAAGAAATTCCAACATATAATACTCCTGTTATTAATTGATTTATAACAAGGATATTTAGTTTATGTTAGTGCCTATTGAGTATTTTTGTGTGAGTTTCCACTGACTCTTTTCTTTATAAGGTATAACCTTAATCTGAGAGAGTGGCGCTCTAGGCTCTTCTATTTTCTTTGAGTCAAGTACCTTGACAAGGTTCCATTGTCTTAATAAATCGACAATAGTGTTTCGTCTAGCGACATCTGATTCGTCAAAGTTTGTTTGTTTGCCATCGAGTTTGAATAACTCTTTGAAGTGGACAATGTAGTACTTGCCCCTTTTGTGTAGTATATGACATGACTGAAAGAGTTCCTTTTCTTTTCGAGACGCTACACCTATTCTAGATAGAGTTTCTCTTATCTTTAAGAAGTCATCCTTTTCAGGAAATGTTATTTCTACTAAGTCTTTTACTGATTCTAATAAGTCATCCATTATTCTTTCCACCAATTTTCATACTGTCTTTCAAGTCACGATACTGTTTATCACTTAATAACTCAAGATATTCTTTGGCCCTTTGTGAAGAGACACCGAAGGCGCTCTTTACAGTTTCCACTTTCTTACTTTCGAAAGGTTTGTGCCATTTAGAAAATCTTTGTCGTTTTCTAAGAGTATTTATGAAAAAACAGTATTGAAGACGGTGGCCAGTGCTATGTCTGGTATTCATCTCGTTTACTAGAAAGACTGCATCTTGGTGATAAGATAATGCCTTATTGATTAGGAATGGTTGATATGCTTTCTCTTCGATATCATCAACCATGATATCTTTTTTGTCGTAAGAGACCGACTTAACGAAGTCGAAAGGATTTCGTTTGGACATTTACTTTCCTGTATGAGCTCCGAAAGTTTTAAGGAGTTCTTCATCATTGAGAGGTTCGCCAAAGAAAACAATTTCGCCTGTCTCTCTAACTTCTCTCTTGACAACACCATTATTGAATTCTATATCGAGTACCGAACCATCGTTACCCCTAGTATCATACCAACAAGATGTTAATGAATGTGCATGAAGCGACTTAACGCCATTTGCCCATTCGTGTGCTAGGATTAATCTCCTCTGTCTATCTACTGTTTCGTTATATTGTGTCATTGTTTGCTTCTTGAGTTTCTTTGTTTATTCTATCCGCAGTTCTTTGGAAGGACTTTTCAAGTTGATTGTCAAACCATCTCATGAACCACTGTCTTAATTTACCCATTATGCTTCTTCGTTTGGATTCCACATAACTAAGTTTTTAGTTTTGAGTCTGTTAGCAACAATACGGTATCTGTTTCTTTCTTCTGTCCATTCTTTTAACCATTTGTGTCCATCTCTCTCTGCATCTACAAAGATTGCATTGGTAAATGCTAACGGTAATAGTATTGCAATATGTATGATGATACTGATTAGAGTATTGTAGTTAAAGAACCCTAAGTAGTTTGCAGCCAGAAACCCGAAGAACACACTCCATACAGTAAACAAAACTAACATAAAGTAAGTTTGTAAACTTGGGTCAGGTATATATTTTAATGGATTATATTTCACATCCATAACTCTTCGCCAACCGTTGACAAGTGCAAATGCAAGTCTTCTTAATAGACTTGGTTTTTTCATTATTGGTTCTATTTTCATTTCATTCTCCATCAATGTGATTTCTCACATACTCTTTTATTACATGCATACCATATGTTGCCCATGTAATTACTATTAAACTCCATACTAATAATTCAATCACTTAAACTTGCACTCTGACATAATCTCGGTGAGACATGCAGTGAAGTTAATTTCTGAATCCATAGCGAATGCAGCCTTGTACTGATAATCAGCGATGAACAAAACAGCTGCAGGTATAGAACTTGGTTCTAATCTTTGTTCGAGTGCATCAAATACCTTACGATATAAGCCATTGAAATCATTATCAGAATTCTGAGCAACCCATTTTCTCATGGCGCCCCAGTTTTTACCTGCAATCATATCAATCAATGGTGTGAGTTTTTCTTCTGATAATGTCGCTAGTAGCCCACTATCTATTACACCACTTGCACCATATCGTTGAACTTCGTTGATACATCGTCTGAAATCTGGAAAGAACTTTAGTATAAGTTCTACTAATACCTTTTCATCATACTGAATACCCTCATTGTCACATATAGATTTTAGTCTATCAAGGCCACCCATTGCGAGTGCTTGTTTTTCGTTCTTGGGTATTGTGAAATCAATTACAGTACATCTACTATGTAGAGGTGCAATGATTCGATTCTTGTAGTTACATGTAAAGATAAACCTACAGTTACTTGAGAACTCTTCTATGAAGTTTCTCAATGCAGGTTGTACTGAGTCAGCAGATATGTAATCTGCTTCATCAAGTATGACCACTTTCGGGCCACCTTGAAGAGATACAGTAGAAGCGAAGTTTTTAATCTTTGTTCGCAAAGTGTCGATAAGTCGGCCTTCGTCACTGCCATTGATGACAATGAAATCAGCTCCTAACTCGTTACAGAGTGCCTTAGCGACTGTTGTTTTGCCTGTACCTTGTGAACCACAAAGCATCAGATTTGGTATCTCGTTATTAGAAACAAACTCTCGGAATGTTTTCTTAACGCCTTTGGGTAGTATAGTATCGGCAATGATAGTTGGACGATACTTTTCTACATATAAAAATTCTTTTGTATTCATAATTAAGAAGAACAAACCCCTCCGAGTGTTCGTGTATTAGACCATTGATGATGAGATTCTAATACTCCCATGAAAGTAGCGGAGACTGGCGCTGTTTCACACATAAGTATTTATGCCTAAGCGCTGTAAGAACTATCTGGTTCTAAAGCAATAAAGTATTCTAAAGCCAAATCTTTATTATTGAAATGAGATATGCCTTTTGAGGATACTGCGACTGAGTAGTTGCCATCTAAAACTTTCAAGTTCTCAATCTTGAAGTTCATGGTGAATGTGTCACCATTGCCTTCGCCCACAACTCTACTGAATGTGTTTGAAGTTGTATTCTTCTTATCAGTTACTTGCATCTGAATTTTAGTCCCATCAGATGTAAGTATCAAATCATTAACACCCAATACTGAAGCTGCCTTTTGCAATTCAGTTAGAAGTGTAGAAGATAACTCTATATTAATCTCTGCCTGTGGCATAGTAATCATCTTCTCTGGTGAAGTGACCATACCCTCTGAGGCATAGAAGTAAGTTAGAGATGTATCAGCATCAGCAATACTCAATGACGCATCATTGAAATTGAATTCTGGATTCTCTAATAGACTAGTTGCACCTAGAAATTCTACAAGATTGTAGATACTAAATGACTTGTCGAATGTTTCTGGTATCGTAGCGATAGCCAGAATATTCTTCATGTTAGATATCGTCTTAAGTTGATTGCCTGAATCTACTTTGATACCCGAATTAATTGTAGCGAAGTTTTTTAATATCGCCTTTGTTTCACTTGAAATTTTCATTTCTTAGTCTCCATTTTTATCGTGATTATTTAAAGCAAGGAATCCATAATGAATTACTTTCAAAAGGTCGGCACGATTTTTCCCACCCTTTTTGCCATATCGTTGGGCATACTTTAAAATATTCCCAATACAAAAACCTTCACCGTGTCCTGCATCCATAATGAATTCAGTTGCCTGATACTTGTTCAGACTGTAGTGTTGGTCATAAGTTGAATCTACATATTGAGAGAACTCTTTTAGAAGTTCTCCCTCATTGTATTTGTAGTCAATGCCTCGTTGGACTTTGATTTTTGACTTAGTAAATAAACCCATATTAATCATTATACTCTTAAGAGTCTGTTTCGTCAACAGGGTTTTCTAAATGCACACCATCATCGACTTTAGTGTAAAGGTCGAGAACAGCGTTTCTAGTTTCTTCATCGAATCTAGATATGCACATTGTAATTGCCTTGAGTTTGTCACCAAACATCTTGTAAGCACTAACGATGTGAACTAACCTTCTGGTTGTAATCACATCATCAATGGCGCCTTCGTAATAAGTCTTTCTGATTATGTCAGCCCAATCAACTAGTTTCTTAACGAAGTCATCGTCAGCATCTCCAGTCAAAGCCATTTCTTGTTTCAGAATGTTTCTTTCAACAGTCACA